GGTGTCATGATTTGAAGTAATAATATAAGTCCTCGATTAGTTTATCCTGTTCTTCCCATATAGTATCTGATACTACGTATTCTGATACGAAATAGTTATAGAAAGGCCCAAATAGTATTTTTAATACTATGTCCTTGAGTTCGATATTGAGTTGTTCCTCTTCTTCGGTAGAACTGGGTTTGATTGCCTGAAGTTCTGCCTTATAGGATGCCGTAACGGCATCCTTTAGGGTTTGAATATATTCTGGGTTAGTTTCCTTGAGAATACTTAATTGTGATTTGAGTTCTTTACTTATCATGGGGCTTAGCGATTATGGATATGAATCCTTGTGGATATTGAGTATAGAATAATTGATAGTTCCCTGTGGGCAAGAAGACTTGCATTATGTTTGCAAGTAATGGGTAGATTTTCCATTGGTTTTCCTCTAGAAACTTGTCCCAGGCTTCTGATTCTTCGGGATAATTTCCAGAAAGTTGAATGTGATATTCCTTTTGTTCCGGAATAAATAAATTGGTTACTACCTGAATTTCGTCTGATTCCTTTTTGTATTGAGTAATAGGATACCAGATGCCTTCGGTTTTCCATTTATTGAGTTGGAACAAGGACATGCCCTGTTCCAATACGTTTAAGAGTTTATATAAGTTTACCATAGTGATTATTTATTAAGTTGTCTAATAAGTTCTGATGCAGCCAGGGAATCAAAGAGTTGGGTTTCTCTTTTGTCGGATTCCCATTTTTCGAGAGCATTATATGTTGCCGTATATTGAGATATCATGTCCTCATCTTGTTCCTCGTCCTGGATGAATTCCCGGAGATGTTTTTTGAGTCCAGTAATTATGTAATCCTGATGTTCTGGAGTTAATTGAGGAATACCAAATATGATAGCTTCTACCTGTGATGGAGAATAATCATAGTATTGGTCGTCAGCACCCTTTGTTAGATCCATGTGGGAGATAATGTTTTCCTTTAGATTTTCGAATAAGTCTTCCTCAGAAGAATATACGATTATGTAACCAGAGATATAAGAAGCAAGTGGATCATCATCCAGATCAATTGAGTAAACCTGGATATTGGTATCTTCCTTGTTAATGAGAAGACCATCTGAGTAATCATAAGTATAAATGGGGTGGGAAGCAAGCAGTTCCCGGATGGCCTCTAAATTTTTTAATTCTTTCATAACGTGTCTATATTAAAATTATTTGAGAAATATTTCTCATTGCAAATATACAAAATTATTTCTAAACTTGTTTCTATAATTACTTTTATTTTTATAAATAGGGAGGTTCTGGGAGGTGTTTTGAGTGCCTCCCAGAAGATTTTGTTAATATTGCCCTGTCATAGTAATGATAATGAAAAGGGATTCATCATTGAAATGTACCTGGATAGTATCTCCATAGGAGTTTGACATGTAATGAGAATTAGGGTTAAGTTCTTTTAATGGGTGATGTTCATCCCAATGAGAATTAATGAATTCTATCACGTATTGTTCAAAAGCATCGGATTCTCTGCAGTAGGTTTCTGCCTTTTCGTCATCGTCTATAGAATAATCCCGGAATTGGAGGTTGAGAGTTCCCATGTATGATTCATCCGGATTTGATATTTCGTTAACTGATTGAGCAGTGTAACCAAAAGCATCAAGAGTTCCATCAAAGTAACCCATAATGTGATTTGAGATTTCGTTAATAGTTGTCATAAGAAATAAGTTTTGTGACCCTGTTCGAGGTCGGTTAATAATTATATTTATTTTTCTCTTATGCAAATATAGAAATAATATTTTAAATATGCAATAATTAAGGGAGCCAAGATGTTAGTGTTTCTGAACTCCCTGAGGATATATTAACTGGTTAGGGATTAGTATAATTCATCGGCCAGCATTGGTTCCTTGGGCTTATTTAATTTCTCTTTAGAACGTCTTGTAGCCCAATTCTCGTAGGGTTTGTAACTGAAGGTACGTGTTGTTTCATCGTATGCAGCATATACCATTTGTTTACGGGATATTCTCCTTCCGTAAGTTTTCTTAAGATTAGCAAACCAATCTAGATACTCCTGTAAAGTATTAAAGATTTCTTTACGCCCGTCTAAATCAGGATTATAACGGGAAGGTCTTACCTTCCAGATAACTTCGATATAACATTGATGCAAAGTTACGTCTATGGTATATTTGCACCAGGTACCACCAAAGATGGTACCTGTAGTGAATTCTAGTTGACGAACAACTAAAGGTCTTGGGTTATAAGTTGTCATGCTATTGAGAAATTTAGTTGGAAAATCCATTGGTTTCTATCGAGTTGATTGAATGATATGAACATACCGTCATTGTCGGTAAAATCATTCATGAATCGAATTGCAGCATCGGCAATTTTATTTTTCAGGGTGAATGAGCCCACTGTTATCATTGATTCAAAAGTGAATGAGTAATATGTAGTCTCATACTTATTAAATTGATTGATATCAATGCAGTAAAGATTATGTTTATCCTCTAGATTAGATAAGAGGCCCATAAGAAGATTGTAAAGGTTTCCCTTTTCGTCTGAATCCAAGTTGAATGTAGATTTCTTGTCTAAGAAATTGCGAACTACCTTAGTTAATTGTTCGTCTTGATTGTAAGTTACTGAGTTGGTTTTCATATTTTTGTCTATATTAAAATTGATATGCAAATATAATCATTTTTATTTTAATAGAAAAATATATCCCTTTTATTTTTAAAGTGGCTGAGGATGTGTACACGCTATGAAAGGCAGTGGATTAGACTGCCTTTCAAATTTAGAGAACCAGGGTATTCTTGGCATAATTGCAAGCATCCTCAAGGATATATGGAGCAGAAGAGCATAAAGCAGCATAGCCAACTCGATTCAAATCATGATTTTTCTTTTCTAATTCCTCTTTGATTATCTTTTTAAGAGATTCCCCAATCTTCTGAGATAACTCTTGAGATTGATAATAGATTCTCAATTGGTTGATAAGGTCTTTTAGGGCTTCATCACTGGGTGTTAAACATTCAGCCTTATCAAGATCTAGGATTCCATCCCCAAGGTCTTTCCAAATCTCAAACCCAATATGAATTATCTCTTCGGTAAATCCCCCGAACTCTTCATATTCGAGTTTAGTACCCTTATCAAATCCCCAATAATATCTGACTAAAGGTATCAGATATCCCGTTAACCTTTGGGGAACTAGATTCTCTATACAATGGTCCAAAGTAATTGTATAGACCTTATCAGGCCTCAGTGTTACTGCTATCCTGCATATTCGCTTTGTTGTCGGGCTCATAATAATGTAATTTTTGGATTACAGCTTGAATGTAAGTATTCTTTTCTCGGTATTGAAAGATAATCGAAATGAGTACTTCATCTTTTGGTAGCAGCATTTGAATTAAATTCCCGGGTACTACTAAAGTTGGTATACATTTGCAGTCTTCCCTGGAAAAATTCTCGATTATCATTTCGGCTCTTTTTATGGGTTCTGGCTTAGTTGGGTCCAAAGTTAGGATTGGAGCAGTTACGCATTCCTTTAAGCCTTTTGTTAAGGCCTCATGTAACCATTCATCTTGAATAGTTTCGGCATTTAGCCTAGTCATTTTAATCATATCCGGAATCTATTTAATGTCCATGTTTCGTATAAACAATTTGCTTCTTTGTTCAAGTTTGGGGTTTTAGCCTTACTAAACACCCAAATCTCATAATCTCTATATTCTAAAGCCAATCTACTGAACTTAGAAGTTTGAAAGATTATTAGACTTGAAGTTCTTGATAGCATGTCAGCATGGCAAGTCACCTTATCCGAAGTAATCTTATCCTTAAAAGCCATTAGTAAACTCTCATCTGACTTTTCTTGATTCTCCGTTAGAAGTTTGATAAACTCTACTTCTACATCCTGATTCATGTGTACCTTTCTAAAGGCAAATTTTTCTTTATTTTCCATACTCATCGTTTTTAGATAAGAACTCTTGAGCTAGTTCATCTTGAGTTCTTTCGATTATATTCTTTACTATAGTTTTATTCTCTACTCTAGCCCACATATGTAGCATGCCCAATTGAGCATCCATATAGCAATCTATAAGTGAAGGATCTTTTTTGAATACTTCCCACTGTTTTACGAAGTTCATTCGAATTAAGTCCCTGTAGTCATTATCCGATATACCCTCGGTGTCTATATAAGTAGATACCCTTTTTCTTACTTCCAAAAGGATTTTCTCTAAGTTTTCGGGTAACTTGAACTTATCTGGCAATTGGTGATATACTAAAGCATTAGGTACTAATTCTTCAAATGTAAACTGGTTATCAAAGATGATTCCAGGAAATCTACCCGAGAATATTAGTGGTACCTTATATTGTAGTAGGGAAGGTACTACATCATATACAACGTAATGTTTTTGGTATTCCTTATATAGGCCAAAATATAAGTTTTCATCGAATATTCCAGATCTCCTCATCATTGCTAGTAGAGTATGATAAACTGTATTAATATGCCGATTGTTTAAATTGAATACCAAGTTACCATCCTTAATAGCAATGAGTTCCTGGCAACATCTTTTTCGTTTAAATAAGCTCATGTGATTAAAATGTAAAGTTAATGTATATGTCTCGATTTCCCTTTAAGAATGTCTCATGATTTGAGTCTTCATATTTATGACAGGCATAAGTTTGAGTAGCTCTATCAAAATGGTCTCTTACCCATACTGGTGCAGTATCGGTGGGTTTTAATTTAAAGTAAGTACCTTGATTAATCTTTATTAACCTTAGTTTTCTTGTAGTCTTTCTGTATTCCCATTTTCCTCAAGATTATTTGACTTAAAGCTTCATATATGTATTCTTCTGGACTTTCCTTTGTATTAGAAAAAATATTCATAAAAATAGAAAAGGTTACATTTACTACTTCTCCTTGAGGATTAGTCATAAGTAAGTGTACCCGATTATTAGCAGCTAAATAAAAAGCATCCAATTGATAAGGGTTATCAAACATCCTTATTTTAATAGGTTCAGATAATTGAATATGAGGAACTCCTCCAGATTTAGTTCCCTCTGGGTCTAGAAAATCTTTCCTACAAAGGAAAGATACCATTAATTGTTCAAGGTTTTTCATATTTTTGTCTATATTAAAATTGATATGCAAATATAATTCTTTCTTTTTAAATATGCAATATCCTGATATAACTATGGGAGCTTACTATTTCGGAGGAATTGAGATGCAAATGAGCCATCTTCTTTTTCTTCTTCCCCGAAGTCTTCATATTGATATAACTCTGGGTCTTCTTC